GGGGTTATCGGGGCAGGTAAAAAACAGTGCTTTGGGGTAACCCACTGGGGTACTCCCGGCATGTGTGCTGCGGGGGGGTGTATCCCGGCGGGTTATACCCCAGTATACCTACGAATGTTTAATTTGTCAAGCTTTATTTTTTTTTAGTTGACATTTAGGTAAAACATAGTCATAATAGGGGCGTAGGTTGAGTTTGTAATTAGCACATCTCCCCAATTTCAAAAGCACATTTGCACAAAAGAGTGAGATTGCGGCTACACACGCTCTACCTACCCCCATTTAACCGAAAGATAACCCTATGTTCACCGCAATGCTGCTTATATGCAACGTGTACATGCCTAATTCATGTATAATAGCTGAAGATTCGTGGGGGCCGTACGTTACAAAGGCTGAATGCACCACACGAATAGGTGTAATGATAGGCGAAGTAAAAGAAATAGCCCCAAACATGTTTGTAAAAGCTACACAGTGTGAGTTAACCGTCGAAAAAGGAACGAACACGTGAACTTGCTACCCCAACCACAAGTCAAAAAGCGGGAATTGACCCCACAACAAGTACAATTCCTAGACATACTGTTTGAAAACGGTGGTCAAGTCACTGCAGCAGCCGTAGACGCAGGATACGCAAAGGGTAGTGCCGCGTGGTTACGAAGACATCTAGCTGATGAGATAGTAGACCGCACAAAAGACGTACTGTCTATGAACGCACTCAAAGCAGCCAACCGATTAGTAGACACAATCGACAACCCCGCCCCCGAACGAGGTGACGATCTACGTCTAAAGGCCGCTGAAAGCCTGTTGAACCGTGTTGGTGTCAAACAAGCAGAACAAATTAACCACAACGTAACGGCAGTACACGGCGTAGTCCTGCTGCCACCAAAGAAAGAGGTCGTGATCGATGGCTAAAAAACGTAAACTGTTAACTGAAGATGATTTGTACGCAGGTGAACCTCCTAAAGACATGGCTATGGCCTTTCGTAGAGTAGGTCCACGCCCATCTATACTTTTAGGTCAAGCTTTGGGTGCTTTCAAGAAGTCAACAAAGAAGAAACAAGAATACACAAATATCGATGGTATGAAAATAGCAATCAGAAAAAACCACCGTGGTCGCAAAGCGGCGGGATCATCGGAGAAAAACTAATGAGAAGTGATCGTGAAATACTAAGATTGGCTATTGAAAACATAAAAGAACTAACAGACGAAGAGTTTGATCGTCACAAAGAATTGAAGAAGATGCCTATCAAAGAAAGATACAGCACAAACAGAATGGCAATGGGCGGCAAAGCTTCTCGTGGTCGTAGCGCGGCGTCTAGCGCGGAGAAGTCTTAGTGGCAGGACGCCCAAAAAAGGACCCCGACGCACCCAAAGCCACGTACAACCTGTCTGTAAAGGAACGTGCGCGTCGTGCTGTCCAAAAGAAACTAAACGCAGCCAAGCGTCGTGCCAAAAAAACAACAAAGGCAGCAGAAGACAAACGACGTTACGCCCGCAGACTAGAAAACGATATAGGCAAAGTAGAGAAAGCCCTTGTTGGAAAAGAGACAACAGTTATCGACAAAGGTGATCTTACTGATTTACCTGCTGCGGTTGCCGACCTCGTTGAAGATAGCGAAGTTGTATTCCAGCCGAACCCCGGTCCCCAAGAAGAGTTCCTTTCCGCTGGTGAACGTGACGTGTTATACGGCGGGGCTGCTGGCGGCGGTAAGTCGTTTGCCCTTCTTGCCGATCCTCTTCGTTACTGCCACAACACTAACCATCGTGGCCTACTGCTTAGACGTACTCTCGACGAACTAACCGAACTGATTGACAAGTCACGCCAACTGTACCCCAAAGCGTTTCCCGGTGCGAAGTTTCGTGAGTCAAAGTCTACGTGGCACTTCCCATCTGGTGCAACCATCTGGTTCACCTACCTCGACAAAGACAAAGACGTAACACGCTTTCAAGGACAAGCGTTTAACTGGATAGGCATAGATGAAATCACACAGTATCCTACACCGTATGTGTGGGACTATTTGCGTTCTAGGCTTCGTTCTACTGATCCTGAACTTCAGCAACACCTGTACATGCGCTGCACAGCCAACCCCGGAGGTGTGGGTGGCTGGTGGGTCAAAAAGATGTACATCGATGGAACACCAGAAAACAAAGCTTACCCTGCTTTTGACTTAGACACGGGCAAGCCGTTCGTTTGGCCTCACAACCACGAAAAGGCAGGACAGCCTCTGTTCTATCGCAAGTTCGTTCCTGCACGGCTGACAGACAATCCGCACCTTATGGCAGACGGACAGTACGAGTCTATGCTAAGATCACTTCCCGAAGTTGAACGCAAACGACTTCTTGAAGGGGATTGGGATGTAGCAGAGGGAGCAGCCTTTCCTGAGTTCTCACGAACCAAGCATGTGGTCGAGCCGTACGAAATGCCAACCAACTGGCCTCGCATACGAATGGCTGACTACGGGTACGCTGCACCATCGTGTGTCTTGTGGGGTGCAATCGACTGGGACAACAACATCTGGATATATAGAGAATTATACGAAAAACACTTGACAGCAGAGCAATTAGCTGATAGAATACTAGAAGCAGAACAACTTGACCCAGTACCACACTACACTGTATTGGATTCTTCGTGTTGGAACAAGACAGGCTTTGGTCCGTCTATAGCAGAAGTAATGATGCGAAGCGGAGTCAGGTGGACACCATCTGATCGTAATCGCATACAAGGCAAGATGGAAATACACCGACGCCTAGCCGACAACCCCTACACAAAAGAACCCCGCCTACGTTTCTTTTCTACATGCCAGCACATAATAAAACAAGTAGCGGGCATACCCCTGTCTAAAACAAACAGTGAAGATGTAGATACAAAGGCTGAAGATCACGCATACGACGCGCTGCGCTACGGGATGATGACACGCATGAGTGGCTACGCATCAATACATCAGCAACTTAATTCCATAAAAAACCACGTACATCAAGTACAAGATGAAGTATTCGGATACTAAATGAGCGACATTCTATCCACATTAGATGCAGAAGAAAAAGCAGCACTTATTTCTTTTAAGTCACTTCGAGAACAGTTGTTTCCTGATGGAAATATACCCGACTACAAAGAAGTAAGAGAACGTCTTACGAACGGGACAGCTACAGTTCGTGATGGTTTGATTGCTAAAATGTATGATTACGGCGTTCCTGAAAATACACTATTTAATGATCTAGACGAAACAAAAGAATTTGCTGCTAAATTTCATAAAGCTTTTTCTAAAAAAGTAAGTTCAAAAGCTGCAGGTGTATTGTCTTATACAACGCAATCAAAAACTTTACAAAGTAATTTTGGTTTGAACAACACTTTGTCTGACCTTGAAGACCTTTCAAAAACTGCGGAAAGTCCATTTTCTGCTAACTTTGTAAAAAAGATAATGGACCCTATGCTGGCGTCTGCTACTAACGTTATCAGAAACAAATTAACTAACACAAGTTCTTCTATAGGCACAGGAAAGTTAGCACGAGGGGTTATACCCTCAGAAATACTTCCAATAATACTTGAACAAATTTCTGTTATTCGTAAAGCAGAAGGAGAAGTGGCTGCTGATGCTGTATTAGGTGCTATGATGGGCATGAGAGGAAGTGACCTTACAGGCACCCGTCAAACAGCAGAATTTGCTACTCGTGTAACTCCACAGCGTCCTTACTACGATGTTAACACAGGCACTGTAGTAAATCCTGTAGAACCGGGACAAGCAGGAAAAGGTCTAAAGAAAATAGGTGATGACCGGGTGTTAGGCCCTGTTCTTAGGCAAATTTTTAATAAAAGATTTAATGAAGCTGGCCCCACACAAGAATTGTTTCCTGACATGGACACAACCAAAGTTACAAGCCTTATAAATAAATACATTGTTCCTAAAATTCCAAAAGATGTTAAAGCTAACGCCCTTTTAAGAACTAAGTTTAAATACTCTGATCTTCGCCGTATTACTGCATCAGCTATTGCAAACGGGATGGGTGAAGTTGACGCTGCTAGAAAAATTATATCTCACACAGGTTCTGATGATGAACTAGATAACAAAGTTATGGAAGCGTTTTACATCGACGTAGATGATGCAAAAAAACGTGTTAAAAGTGGGCAGTATTTTACAGCGTTTGAAAAGTACATGGCGCAGTCTTTAGGTCTTAGCACTGCTAGTTCATTTGCTGCACGTATGGGATACGACTTTGGTGACTTTGAAGCAGATTACGGTGAATTAGATTTAAAAGGTTCGGACTCTGTAGATAGCAAAATAACAGAAACAACAGTCGATCCTGTAGCAAAAGAAACTAATAAACAAATTTTAGCCGCCACCGATAAACAGGCTGTTGTAGACATTGAAACACAGACACTAGAAAAAGAAGAAAAAAATCTTTTACAGAAAATAAAATTGAAAAAATTAGAAGAAGAAGCAGGAGTATCTTCTTCTAAGAGTAGTGTAGTTGACGATAAACCTGTAGCTGTATCTACCAGCGATTTTACACCCGATGAAGTAGATGAACTAAAAAAGATTGGAATTGATTTTTCTAAAATAAAAAGTGCAGCATTACCAACCGCTATAGTCGGCGGCACTGCAGCGGGTATATTTCTTTCCGAAGATGCAGGAGCAGCAACTGCAGAATTAGCACGGGATGTTGCTATTGATACAGCGGGAGAATTTGCCGTAAAAGGGCTTGGAAGAGTAGCCGCAGGGCGTATTCCTTTTGCAGACCTTGTTATTCCCACACAGTTAGGGGATTCAACAGCAACTTCTGATATGCGTCCTGCAACCCAAGAAGAACTTGTCTCTCAAGTGAGACAGCGTGAAGCCGCAAAAATGGCAACACAACAACAAGAAGCAACAGCCGAAGCAGCAATGCAAGAAAGCGACAGCTTCTTAACCATGCAACCATAATATACAACGGAGGCATTTATGCCAGACAATAATTACAACTACGGCGCGTCATACATAATGAACTCTGACAAAGAGAGCGTTGACAACCAAGCAGGTGTTAACTCACTGTATCGTGAAAAGCTAGAATTTACTGGTGAAACACAGATGGGCAAGCTTGCAGAAGACATGCCTAAAAAACAGACTAAGCCTACAGTCGAAGCTTCATTTAACAAAATGGCAGAAGACCGTAACTACTTTAGCTAGGGACTAACTGAATGTCCGATAATTTTTTAGAGCCTGAAGAAGAAAACGCGATTCCAATTACGAATCCTGACGAACAGATGCCCGGACTTGCGGGCCACATTCGCTCACGATTTGAAGATGCTGAAAATGGGAGATTTTCCAATGAGCAGAGGTGGCTTCAAGCGTACAAAAACTTCAGGGGCATATACGACTCCACAACGCAGTACAGGGACAGCGAAAAGTCGAAGGTCTTTATCAAGATCACGAAGACTAAGGTTCTTGCAGCGTACGGTCAAATTATCGACATCCTCTTTGCTAACAAGAAATTTCCACTCGTTGTAGAATCAACTCCGATGCCAGAAGGCATTGAAGAATTTGCACACATGCGTACCCCTGCTGATGAAGTGTCACAACCACCTGCTGATCCATACGGATTTCCCGGTGACGGACGTACCGTGGCTCCGGGTGCAATGTCCGCAGATGATCCTCACACGCTTGGTACGTACGGCAAAGACTTTGGTGACATGATTATAGCGGGTAAGTCTAAAGTAGGCGAACCCCAGTTTGAACCAGCCAAAGAACAAGCCCGCAAAATGGAAAAGTGTATCCACGATCAGTTGATGGATACCAACGCAGTAAGTGAATTTCGTAAAGCCATCTTTGAGTCGTCACTGTTTGGTACAGGCGTCATCAAAGGGCCGTTTAACTTTTACAAGCGTGTCCACAAGTGGACTACAAGTGAAGAAGGCGAACGAGAGTACACACCGTACGAAAGAACAGTGCCTCGCATTGAACACGTATCGGTATGGGACTTTCACCCTGATCCCTCTGCTACGTCTGTAGAAGATTGCGAGTACGTCATTGAACGGCACCGCATGAACAGACAACAGCTTCGTGGTCTTATCATGCGTCCACACTTTAACGCACAAGCCGTAGAAGAGTGCCTTGCAAAAGGACCAAACTACGAAGATAAATACTACGAAGACACTATCCGCGAAGATGAAACAGAACCACACATTTCGGAAAACCGATACGAAGTCCTAGAATATTGGGGTGTCCTTGATTCTAAGTTTGCAAAAGAAGTAGGCTTTGAAGGCGCAAACGAAATGTCAGAGTTTGACCAAATGCAGGTCAACGTGTGGGTGTGTGGTACAATGGTGCTACGTTGTGTAGTCAACCCGTTTACTCCGGCACGTATTCCTTACCAGTCGTTCCCATTTGAAATCAATCCCTATCAGATTTGGGGTGTGGGTGTTGCTGAAAACATGGAAGACGCACAGATGCTGATGAACGGTCACGTCCGTATGGCAATCGACAATTTAGCCCTAGCTGGTAACCTTGTCTTTGATGTGGACGAAGCGTCGCTAGTTCCCGGACAGAACATGGACATCTTTCCCGGCAAAATCTTTCGTAGACAGTCAGGTGTGACGGGTACAGCCATCAACGGACTAAAGTTTCCTAACACAGCGGGCGAAAACATACAGATGTACCAAATTAGTCGGCAACTAGCTGACGAAGAAACGGGCATACCGTCGATTACACACGGTCAGACAGGGGTTACGGGTACGGGACGTACCGCAGCAGGTCTATCGATGCTAATGGGGTCTGCTGGGCTTTCTATGAAGACTGTGATTAAGAATATTGACGATCATCTGCTAAAACCAATTGGAGAAGCGTTTTTCCAGTGGAATATGCAGTTTGGTGAAAACGTAGAAGACATTACAGGCGACTTGGAGATTAAACCACGCGGTGTAGCTGCGGTAATGCAAAAAGAAGTACGCACACAGCGTCTTACCTCGTTGCTACAAACTGTAGCTAACCCAATGCTTGCCCCGTTTGTAAAGATACCCAATCTTATGCGTGAACTAGCTATATCACAGGACATTGATCCTGATAGCTTAGTTAACGATCAAAACGAAGCGCAAGTGTACGCACAGATGTTACAAGGAATGATGCAAAATGCTCAACAAGGACCAAGCCCGGATGCTGGCCCCGATGCTCAACAGCAAGGAATGGGACCCGTTCAAGGAGTACCTAGTCAACCTCAAGGAGTTGACGATTCGGGGCGTGGTAACGGCACAATCGGAGTCGGAACTGCGCCAAGCGCAGGGGAAGCTGGCTTTACTGGAAATGCTCCTGAAACTCAAGGATAGCTACGAGGCAGTCGTAAAGACTGAAAATTAATTTTATGGGCATTGAAACACCTAAACAAAAACAAAAGAAACAGATTGAAGCAGATAACAAGCAGCGTGAGAGAATACGTAAGCGTGTAGCTTCTTCAAAAGACTCCGAAGGTATCGTTCGTTCCCTATACAATAAAATACCCACTAATGTAAGACTGCTTGTAGAAAATCTTACAGGTGTAGACCGCCCAATTACAGCCGCTGATTTTACTGAAGATGAATTGGTAGAAATGGTTTTTTTAGCTGAAAAAACAAAACAAGCCAACAAAAAAAGAGAAGACGTATTACAAGGTGTTTTGTCAAATGAAGCTTACCTAGCTAGGACGTATGAAGACTATACACCAGATACAGAAACTAAAGAACAGATACAAAAGATTTTATCTTCTTTTAAAAAAACTAGGGACAAAACTTCTGTAAATCCTTATAATACTATATCAGTAGATAAAGGATTTTTAGACTCTGCTTACAGTTCATTTACTGACCCTAGATACGTTGTAGCAACTAGCTTGGGCAAGTACAACGCTTTTGATGTAGATAATAAAATTGCTAAAATTAGAGACACGTATAACTTTAATGCAAAAGAACGAAACGTACCAACAGATTTTAAAAACGTACTTGCACGTTCACTAGCTAGTCCAGAGTTAGCAGGGGAATACTTAGCTAACTATTTGGGTACAAAAGACAGGGACGTAAATATAGACCTTCCACTACAGATGAGTGCAGGTGGTATGATAGATTCCAATAAAAAACTAAACTTAGCAGAGGGTGGCATGGCTACGTATCTTACTAGATCAGACGAAATTACACCTGAACAATATCAAGAGTCGCCTATTGACTTTTACAACATGCCCAAAATTGAGGCAGAAGTAATAGACACGGATGATGATGACGATGAAGACGAAAAGCCTCCGGTAGTAGCCAACGTACTTACCCCTGTAACAACGAGTGGCGACGAAACTCCCCAAACAAACATTTTTACTCAAACAACGTTTTCTGGTCGTCCCGCCTATGACATAAAAACCATAGACTACAACGACTTTATAAAAAACTTTGACCAGATGGATGATGTCAAAACCCAAAAAGGTATAGATAGAGTTAAATCTGGTTTTAGTGACTTTTTAAGCCAAACAATATCCGATCCCGGTAAGTTGATAGGTAGTACAGCATTTTCAGCTATGGGTAATCCTGTGATGGCACCAGTTATGCACTTTGCAGGGAGTTTAAACAGAAAACAACAACTAGATACTGCCAGAGCAATGCAAAGGAGTGCTACGCCCTTTGAAGGTAACAAACAAATAGCATCACAAGCAAGTTTTGCTGGTAACATGATGTCAGTAAACGGACAAGTTGTTCACCGTTCACCCGGCAAACGATCATACAACGGCACACTTCCTGATATACCAGATGCAGGACGAACTCTTTATAGACAAGAAGAAATTACTAAGGGATACATTCCCGGTACAATGTTTGAAACTGAGTCGGATGGACCTGATGGTAACCCTAGTGGAAGCTTTGTAACATCCGGCAAATATGGACTACTAGACGAGGCTACGGCAAAAAAAATTGGCGGTAACTACGATGCGTACGGCAACTTTCACACAGCGTATGGCTCTGCGGGAGGTGGTACAATGAAAGCAGCAAAAGCGTTAGCTGCACAGTATGGTGTACCAGAAAGTAGTGTAGGGGCTATGATAAAAGCTATCAACAATGGCACGTACAGCAAGGGATTTTTTGGTACAACAAGAAGTGTTAAAGCTGCTGACTATTCTAACGACAGAATGACAGCTATTGACATAATAAAAAGTTTTAGTACAAAAGCGGTACAAAGGCGAGAAGCAGACGAGCAAAAACAACAAGATGTGATGGACGCAGCACAACAACGCAGTAGAGATGAAATTGATCGTTTAAAATCAACTTCAGAGTTGCAACGTCTTGCAAACGAAATAATAGATCGTGGTGATTCCGATCACGACAGCGGAGGCGGCGGCGGCACTATTAGTGATTTTGATACAGGTCTTAGCCACGCTCTTGGTGGTCGGGTCGGTTACGCACCCGGCGGTCCAGTACAACAGGGTAGCCCCGCAGGTTTCGTAGAGCGTCCCCCGTCACAAGTGTCAGAGGCTGCAACAGTGGCTGACGACAAGCCTATGTCTGTTAGCGAAGGTACGTTTGTTATTAACGCAGCAGCAGTAGAGTTTGCGGGCGAAGAAGACATAGCAGACATGCTTAAAAAGGCGTACGTAAAAGCAGGTAAAAAAGACATGGGTGGCCCGTCTACCCAAGAGATTGACATAGCTGTATCTCGCGGCGAAGTCATTGTCCCTGCTCACATTGCTAAGATCATTGGCTATGACCGCCTAGAAAAGATTAACAATCGCGGCAAAGCTGAAACATCTAAGCGCATTGAAGAAAACGGGCAGCAGCCCGCAGGTGCAGCAGGGGGTGGGTTCCTCACTAGAAAAAAGTTAGCTAATGGCGGCGAAGCAGACGACTACGAAGATAAAATTGTAATTGACGAAGTTCGTCGTAAGATGGATGTTTTAATGGACGAAGTAGCTGCACGAGATGATCCTGTAGAAGTGTTATCTAATTACTTTGAGTCTGGATCAGCACAAAAAGAATACGACGACGCACAAGCAGAAAAAAATCAAAGGGTACCAATAGGCGGAACGTTTTATAAGGCTACTGCTGGCGAATACAACAGAGTAAGCGTACCAAAAACTCCGACTCTTTTTAATTTGTTTGTTATGGCAGAAGAAGTTGCACATCTAGATTCCCTTAAACCCGGCAACCCAAAAACAAGAAAAAATCCCTACTCTAAACCAGAGTACGATCTTTTAAAAGATTTTAACAACGTGACTGGGGGTTTATTTTCTGGTACCCGGGTTATGGGGCAAGACTACGATGCACACAAAACTTTTAATAAAGAAAGTAAATACTTAGAAGAAATGCGGGCTAAACAAATTGCATTTCAAACAGTGTTTGGGGGATTGGCTGAAAGACAAGTTAAAAATACAAAAGCAGGTAAAACCATTAAATATACTAAAGCTAGTTACCAAAAAATGTTTGCTGACTATATATCAGCCTTTGCTAGTCCAGTTGTTAAAGCTGCTTTCTTTGAAAAGTACCCCGATTTAAAAAGTGTGTACAGAGAAACCCCGGTAGATGACCAGCTAAAAGAACAATCAGATACTGAAAGTACTAGAGAACGTATACTTCTCGGGAAAGAGTTACAAAAAAAAGTTAAAAAAAATTCTAATACAAAATAATTCGTCAGCTACCCGCCTAGCGGCCCTGACATAACCGAAGCGGCTACCTACAAGCCAAAGTAGCCCCGCAATGAAGAGGTAACAAAATGGCAAAAGCAAGAGGCCACCGTGCCAACAAACCAAACGATTCATTTGGTGCAATAAACAACGAATCGTTATATCGTGGAAAACACCGTGATGCAGTCTACGTCGATGACGATGAAGAAGACCAAGCGGTAGAAGCAACAGAGGAGCAAGAAGCGGACCCCCAAGAGGCTACTCCGCAGGAAAGCACCAGCTTCGTAGAAAACAAAAAAGAAGAAACCCACGATTACAAGAAGCGTTATGACGATCTGAAAAAACATTACGATACTAAGGTAAATGAATTTAAAGGTGAAATCAGCAGCCTTCGTGAATCGCTAGAAAACAAAGAGGTAGAAATGCCAAGTAATGTAGCAGTTCCAAAGACTATGGAAGAACTAGAACAATTCAAAGCCCAATATCCTGAAGTGTTTGATGTCGTACAAACCGTTTCTTCGCTCCAAACAGAATCACAGGTTTCCCAACTCCGCGAGGAACTGGGTACAATCAAAGAGCGTGAAAAAGACTTAGAAAAGCAAAATGCTTACCAGCAGCTTGTTTCCCACCATCCCGATTTCGATGAAATTAAAGTGGATGAAAAGTTTCTTTCTTGGCTTGAAGATCAACCTAAATCGATTGCTGATGGTATCTACAAAAATAATACGGATGCTAAATGGGCGGCACGGGTCATAGACCTCTACAAAGCTGATAACAGTATATCAGCCCCGAAGAAAACCAAAAAGGCTTCTGCAGCAGATGCAGTCACCAAAACCGCGTCGCGGACAGTGACTACTAATAAAACAGAAGGTAGAATTTGGAAAGCTTCAGAAATCCGTACCCTTAAACCGTGGGAGTTTGAAAAGCTAGAAGCTGATCTTGACTTGGCACGGGACGAAGGCCGGATTGACATGAATAACTAGACTTAACCTCAAAACTATAATGGAAGGATTGAACAATGGCGTTCAGTACATCTTCTGGATATGGAAACTTACCATCCGGTAA